GGCATCTCTCCATAGTGTTCTTCAGTAATGTAGTCTAATGTTGCTGTAGATTCATTCAAATCAATAGTGGTAATTTCTTCCGGACTCAAAACCCCTGACTCCGTCACTGGTCTACTTGTTGGAAGATTATCACCAGTTAACTGATTGAACATCATGTTTTCTGAACTAATATAAACATTCACAGAGATATCCGAACTATCAGGTGACTGCAACGAAGTAAATGGAGTGACTGCTATGTAGCCATTAGCATAATCGAAGAGAAAATCTCCCAAAAAGCCAACAGCTCCAAGATCATTCAACATACCTGGAGTAATAATTTTTGCCCACGCTCGTGGAAATGCCCATTTTAAATTGAAAGTAATATCTTGCGTCTCTTGAATGTCAATAATATGGATAAATTGCTTATTCATATCTAAAACAGTGTCAATAACGACATTTTGTGATATGTTTGGTTCAAAGTAAAAAGCAAGCTTTCCTCGGTGATATTTAGAACAAACTATTTCAAAACGAATTTGAATATCTCCGCGCCATACATCAAACGGGGCAGCAGCAAATGACAAAGCAGTAGGAGCAACATAATAAGGTGTAGGGGCACCCTTAGCCACTCTTTTAACAATACCAGGATTTACTGGTGCCATCCAAATTGAACTAGACAAAGGCAAAACTGCGTCCCCCCACTCAAACGTATCGAGATATGACTCCCTCGCACATATTGTGGATAGCGCCATATCATCATCAACTCTATTAACGGATCGTGGATCAACACTTAATTCCTGTTTGGGATCAAGAGTAATTCGCTTACCCGTGTCATATCCAATAACATGCGCTCCATTTTGAAAAGGCTGATTTTTCACTCGCGATGGCTCATTTTCCATGGTTGGAACAGAAAAGCCAAAGAGTGCGGACAAAGAAGCCATACCTTGCAGTGTTACTGCACTTGCTTTTGCAAAAGGAGCAATAGTAGGCACAGACGTAAGTGCATATGCAATTTCGCTTGCACGAGTTGCAATTCTTTCAACAGGACCACGCTCTCTTTCATCAACACCAGACTCTGTACCAATAGTGATAACCGTACCAGTGGGGGCTCCTAACTCCACCTCCGTCATATATGCATAAACAAATACAGAAATGTCAGAAGGGGTGGCACTCGCACACCTTACAGGATTGATAGATTGAATATACAACTTACCAAAACCTACAGCATCATCAAAAGACGTGCCTTCGGGCAAAATAAGAGGAGATTTGTTGAAAAGACGTAAAGTAGGCTGAGGAGAAATGAAAGGTAATTCCATTTCCAGTGGACTATTAGTCTTTATATCCATAACACGAGCATAAGCTGATTGACTCAAATATGTAAGTGCCAAGGAACGACTAGAAGCTAACTCTGCGTTTACAACATTTAAATTTTCATTAAAACCTGCCAAAGGCTGATATGAAACTAGAACCTTGCCATAATGAAATGGTGAACCTGATATTGTAACTCTAACATGCATCTTGCCTCTAATGAAAGCATAGTTTTTCAACTTTGCTCTGATTGAGGGGTGAGATAAGAAATAATCCCACAAATCAACGTTATAATTAACATTTGATGCAGGAGCAACATTAAAACTCGTAATGGATAATGGCCGAGATAAAAATTCCGACATGTCCAAAGAATTCTTCTGTCCAACCTTTAAAGTCTCATAAGAAATTGACATAATATTGTCAGGAACATCTCCCGACATGTCTGCTAAATTTTGGTGTTCAACCACATCAGCAGAATCTACCAATCCAGATTTCATTTCCGCTTCTACACCTGATTCAGTAACAACGTGACTTGATCTTTTTTGTCTTTGTAACCAACTCCATAACCTATCAATAGTGAACTTATGCGCATCAACCTGTGACTTGAGTTTAAAATACTCATCACAAGATGTGCGAAATCCAACATCCGTAGTATATAATGTGGTTTGCTTCGCCTGGCGATAATTCATACCAGGTGAAGGATGTGTGAGATTTGTAAAAACCTCGAGAATTTCCTTTGATTCTCTCTCTAACTGAAATATAAAATTTTCAACTTTAGCTGGCCATTGGTACAAACGCACTTGCCGACCAAAACAATGTGCGTCGTTTATCTGTGTTACTCCCATACATCCTATTTGTTCAAAAACTGCAGATTCAGTCTTGACTACTTCAGATGGGGCCTGTCTTCCTCCCTGTACAGGCTTTGCTGTGGGACATGAAAGAGACTCCAGTAATTCATCATAAGTTATTAAGTGTATAATCACATCAACATAATTTTTCCGAATAACATCAGACAAATAAATCCGAAAACTATCGTAAACAGATCTATCAACGTGAAAAAATACCTCTCTTAGTGATGAATTTGCTATCATCTCATATTGGGTTATCAAATTTACGGAAGACGATGGAATAACCCACTCCAACGTCTTGTAAATTGAATCCATTGATAATGGTGCAACAATGCGATTCAATTCCTTATGAAATTTAAAGTTCCTTTTCAAAAAAGACATCTCACTTGGTCTCAAAAAACCATGCGAAACGTCACTCTTGTCTGAACTTGTAAAAGTCAAATTTGTTTCTTTTTCACACAATTTAGAAAATGTAAGTGCGTCAAAAGAGCTACTTCCAGGCTTAACTGCAGCTATCACGTCATCACCATAAGTTACAGGCAAAACTTCATCAAAAAAGTTTTTGTCGCATGTCTCATTGTGGGAAAGCCACAAATATACCATAATCAATAAATTTCGCAAAGAATTATCTTCTGCTGTAGCATACTTACCAGAAGGCTGCAATCCTGGAACCATCATCATTTCTCCTATCATATCAACATAAGGGAACAATGAGTCTGACAAAATCCCAGCAACAACTTGAAGCTGATATTCATCATATCCCAATTTTTCTAAAATTCGTAAGACAATTGTATTGGCTCCTCTTCCGATACCGAAAGGCATGGATTGATCATAACCACCATAATCCCCCTCCAAAATATGTTCAGAAAAGGTGGAAACTCGTTCATACAACAAATGTGCATCTCTATGCATATCAATACCAATAGCAGTGTAAAAATCTTCACTAAATTCTATCATCAATGTATAGAATGGAGACAAAAACATTCGCTGGACTATTAAATATGCAAAAGGTGTTGCAAAAAAAACCCTTGTTTTTCCAATTTTAACCTTATCAATATCTCGTGGCTCATCTTTTAGTTGTGCAGTATATACTGGACCACTGTTATGACCAGATTGATATTTGCGGATTATTGAAATAACGTCTGTTATAATTACGGAATCAACTTCATCGTACACAGGCCAATCTCCAACAAACTCTTGACGCTTGCAATAATTAGATTTTTTTCCTGGAGTTCCGAATCCTGCTGCTTTCGCAGTGTCAACTCTCCGTAAAAAAGTATCATCACTCCAGCCATTTAAAGCGCATTCTATAGTTAATGGGCGTAATTGTGGAATTTTGCGTTTCTTCAAATTGCAAGCACCTGAGCAGAAAC